ATGAAGAAACTGCTGTTGTTAATGGTGGTTCAATCGTTAAAGTTCCAGTAGAAATATCTGCTTGATCTGCAACGACCATATAAACTTTATCGTGATTTGCAAATTTAATAAAATCTCCAGCTTTTAAAGTTCCTGTTCCTGTGCCACCTAATGTTATTGATGTTGCACCAGCACTAGCTGTTCCGTGTGGTACTCCTGATGCTGTTCCTCTAGCATCTTCTATCTCAGGCGGAATGATTGTAAAGTTTTCTTTTCCTGATCTTTGCTTAACGATAAATGCCATAAGATCGCCATATACATCAGATCGTTTACCTGTAATTACTCTAGCAGTAAAAGCCCATCTTTGACCATCTATTTGTCTTGATAGTTTTTTACCACTTACAGATTTTGACAAAATTGTGTCTTGAATAGATTTGATACCTAGTGTTTCAAATTGTGCTGTTGATATTGGAAATGAACCTGACATATTAAATTAAACTCTTAGCCCCTCTCTCATTTACTGCTGAGTTTATTATTTGAGTTATAGTTCCTCTATTTCTAACTAACAACTCATCAAATCCTCTAGCATCTAAAGTATTAATGTTAAAATTAACTGTTGTTTGTCCGCTACCCATACCTCTAGCAGATTGAGCAATTTGTCCTGTGCTGTTTGGTATAAATAATTCTGCACCTTTTTCTCCTACTATGTAAGGTTTGTCTTTTGATACTGTTCCGCCTGATGCTCTACCAAATACTCCTAAAACACTTTTGAATATACCTGATAATCCTGTACCACCAGCACTACCAGTTTTTGATTGTATCATAGCACTTGCTTTATCTATTGAATACATTACAGCTTTTTGTGCAACAATTTTAATTAGAGTTGATAAAACTTCTACTGCTAATGTTCTTGCTAAGTCTTTCATAGTAACATTTAATTCTTTTCCTAATATAATTGATTCTGCTATACCTTTAGAAAATCCATCTATACCCATTTGTAATACTCTTGAAACATTTGAAGCAACATCAGTAATCTTCTTCATATCTTTGTCTAATAGTTTTACTATTTCTTGCAAAGTATCTTTTTGTTTAATTAATGAATTGTTTGTTTTTTGATTTAATCTATAATTTCTAACTGCTTGATCTTCGTAATCTTCTAAAGAATCATTAACTGCTTGTTGTGTTTTTTCAATCTCAATATTAACAAATGGAATCTTATTTAAGATATTAATGAAACCTACATAAGCATCTTTAACTACTCCAACTGCTTTAGCCACTCCTCTTATTGCCATAGCAAAACCTTTTACTGCAATAGTTAATACACCACTTATTGCTCGACCAATCGTTTCAAATTGTTCTGAGTTTTGTTCAATGAACATATTAAGACTAGAAAATTCTTTTTTAAGTTCATCAAAAAATCCCTCTCCAGCAACAGTTCTTTTAAAGTTAAATAATTTATCTCCCAACATTGATAACGTACCAGTAAAGGTATTCGCTAATTCATCTGTTGCTTTTCCAAATCTACCTTGTTTGCCAAATACTCTTTCAAATGCTTCGATTGTTTCTTCTGCTGAAACTGTCGCACCAGCACTAAAACCTAATAAGTCTCTAACACCTCGTTCTCTAAAAATATCAGCACTAGCGATACCACCAGCAAATGATCTTTGTATTTGTTCAGCAGTTGTTGTAAAATCTAATCCTGTTACTGCCGCAACATTACCAGTTATTTCTAATATTTTTGAAAGTCTATCTGCATCTCCAGCTACTACTGCTAAGTTACCTGATGCCGCTTGAATCTGCTCTAATGAAAATGGTACTTTAGCCGCAAAGTTTGACATTACATCAAATGCTTTTGCACCCTCTCTTGTGGAACCAAATAATTGTTTTAATCTAACTTGTAAATCTTCAACACTTCTTCCAGTATCTACAAATGATTTAATTACGAAACCAGCACCAATACCAGCTAATGCACCTTTAACAGAAAAGACAGCATTTTTTAAACTAGCTAACTTACCTTGAATACCAGTAAATGCTTGTCTTGTTTTATCTTGTGCGAGTATATTTATTTTTAAATCTTGTGCCATCTACCTATGCTTCGCTTTTCTAATAGCTTCTTTATGTTCGTCTTGTTCAATTAATAAATAAGCTATCCAATGGTTATATTCCCAAAGTTCCATATTGAGAACATCAGATAAACTTATTTTTAGTCTATCTGCTACTATTAGCATATTTTTGACATCAATGTCAGTATTTACTTTTTTTTTAACTCCTCAGGTGTAGGAGCTTGCACCATAAGGGTTGCGATCTTTGTAAGAACGTCAGGGTCAGTTTTGTGCATTAAAACTAATTTATCTTCTAATGTAAAAACTTTATTTCCATCTTTATCAAGTGCTTTCATTATTAAAACGTCAGCTAATAAACTAACGTCATTTAATGTATCACTTTTTTTTAATAACTTATTTTTTTCTGAAAGTGTAATTGGATTCCAGTAAATGACAGTAGGTTTGCCCTCATCATCTTTCCATTCAGGTACTTCAATGGATTGAATACCTAAACCCTCAAAATGAGATTTGGCTCTATCAATAATTGACATATATAACTATTATATAGTTCCTACAGTTAATGCACCAGTTCCTTGAAAAGTAATTGATCTTGTAATTACTCCATCAAGTGGATTAGAAATACTCATACCAGTAACAATTCCTGTTCCTGAATACGAAGCATCTCCACTAGCATTACCCTCAGGTAAAAGCGTAAAAGTTAAACTAGAACCAACAGTACATTCTTCTTGCGAAGTATCAGTTTCATCAAAGTTACACTCGATAGTGCCACTAAATGAAGTTCTACCAGCTAAGAAAGTTTTTGCTGAATCGCTTAACGCTGTATCTTCTACAACGTCTGCTGATGTTTCTAATGTAAATGAAGTAACTTCTCCAGTTATATTAGCCCCAGTTTTTACTACGCCCTCTTTTCCGTGATGAGTTGCCATTTATGTTCTCCTTATATTCTATATTTGTTTCTTGTTTTGTTTCTACTTTGTTCTCTTGGATTTCTTGCTTATATCCAAGTTTTAAGTAGTGAGCAAGATTATTTTCGTTAATTAAAACTTCGTAGCCGTCTTTATATAACTTAATATCTTTAGCCATTATGGTTTATAACAGATTTATTCTTCGTCATCAATGACTTCATCTTCGTCATCAAATTCTTCATCTAAATCTTCGTCCTCTAAATCCTCGTAATTTTCAGGTTCGTCATCTAATTGGTTTTCTTGTAATTCTGCTATTAAGTCTTTAATTTCTTCACATAGCATAGATGCTTTGTCGTGGTGTTTTTCAATTTGTTCTATTTTCTTTTCTATTTTATCTAAGTGTTTGCTCATTGTTTATCTCCTTATGGTGTTCCTGATTGATATTCGTACATACATCTAATAGTCATTCTGATACCACCAACAGGAAACAAACTACCCTCATCAGTTTCACAAGAGATAACCATTGTATCTAACGCATTACCATTTCTAGTAATATCTGTTTCTACGGCAGTTTCAATAGCCGTGATTAAAGCATTTCTTGCTGTATCTATATTAGACTCAGCACCTTTAACAAAACCTAAGATTAAAAAATCAATAGTTCCGTGTCTTGTTCTTGCACCACTACCTAATTCAGAATCTTCTCTAGTTTCTTCTGATGTTTGAACTATTACTGCTGGATATTGTTGTTCGGATAATTCATCTAAAATAAAAGGTTGTCTTGTAGCTTTTTTAATTGCTGGACTAGATATTGCAGATATAGTCGTTAGTAAATTTGATGCTATATTTTCTCTTATGCTCATATCTTCATTGACCTCATTTGTTTTTCAATAAATTTATTGAATGTTCTTTGTATAATATTTTCTGTACGTTTATTAAAGCCAAAAAATGCTCTAGTTGGTTCATTTAATACTTGGTTAAATAATGCTCTTTGTCTCATTTCTGCATTAGTAAAACCTAAAGTAACTTTGTATTTACCTGTTTTTTTAACAGAATTAGGATTTAAACTACCTAACATTCGACCAGTATAAAATAAATCTACTGCTGTTTTTTTACCCTCTCTTTGTAATTGTCTTAAATAACCTGATGAGTAAGGTGCAAATCTTCTATCATTATAATCGATTCCTTTTTGAGTTTTAGTTCTAATAATATCTAATAATTGAAAACCAGCTTGTTTAACACCTTGATCTATTGCTCTTGATAATCTGCTTTGAAATGTTTTTAAATTTTTACTAATCTGTTTTGAATTAGTTTTGATTTCAGCAGATATAGCCATTATCTTTGAAGTCTGTTATATCCGTGTAAGTTTTCTCTCTCAGCAGTAGTGATTGTGCCATCTCCTGAACTGTCGTACTCTACACCATCTTCTAATATCTTTTGGAACTCAACATTGTATTGAGACATATAGTATTCTGCCATTCTTTCGAATCTATCTTTTTCAG